AAGAACTGAACCTGATGCCGGTTTAATTGCTACATAAACTTTTCCATAAACTGGGGGATCTGCATCTTCTCCACCCCAAGCAACAACCGCTTGTGCATCACCATAATCTCTCTTAACTAAAGCCACATAATCATGAATTGTAACACATCTATTTTGTGCATCGAAATTTTTGGGGGCATTAAATTTAATTTCATCGATATCTGCGGCCATGGCTCCACCCGCTGAAGCTGAAGTAGTCTCAATTTTTACATTAGAATATCCTCCAACATCAGATACAATTGAAAATGTTTTTGCTCCATTGGTTGCATCGGCTTCACATACCAAACTAGATAATATAACAATATTTCCATTTGCTAATTGTTTACCTAATGTTCCATCACCAAATTGAACTTCAAATTTTCCATCTTCAACCTCATCTATAAAATAAACTTTTGAAATAGAGTTTACAGTAGTTATATCAGCAGCTTCTGTATATACAGTAGTATCTGTGTCAGTAGAACTATTTTGAACTTTAACTTCTAAAGTACTGATATCAGTATTTTCATTAGGAAGAATAAATTTTTGGTCTGAATCTCCTGTATTTGCAGTATATCTAAATGTTGTGGGAGTACCTTGTGTAAGATCTACACTCGCTACAGTATAAACACCATTAGCATTAATGTTTACAGAATAAGAATTAGAAGTACACCAAACATAAGAAACACCCTCAACATCTCCTTGAAATTGTGTATTTTTTGCAATACTTATTGCGGAAGGTAAATCGGGTGGTGTAATAGTAAGGGTTATTACTGCTTTTGAACCTTGTGCAGAACGTGGGCGATAACCAAGATGTTTTGCTCTTGCTACAACAGAATTTCTAAGGGATGCAGAATCTAAAAACATTTCATTAGCAACCATATTTGCATAATATGCATTGTAATGAGTATTGTATGCCATTATATCAAGTAGAACATCAAAAGAAGATCCTGTAAAATTATATCCTACAAAATCCTCCTGACTAGTTAAGAATCCTTGTAGGTTTTCTTTAATCTTAGTAAAGTCTAATTCTGATATATTGAGTTTACCATCTGAACTTGCCATGTGTTATCTATGTCCTCTCCAAATAGACTTCTAAGTTTGTTTCTTGTACATCATTATCTGGCATATAAGTTATTTGTACCTCATATGCATTTTCATCTTCTTTTGCTCTTACTGTTATATTCGCTATTCTGGCTCTAGGTTCATATTTTTCTATTGTAAACCTAATAGCCTGTTCCAACCTAGAAGAAGTAAGTTTACTAAAATTTTCAAATAAAAGAATTCCAATACCATTATTAACCTCTGGTTGAAATAATCTTTCATTTGATTTTGTTCTTAATAAGTTTTTTATAGATCTGCTAATAGCTGTTGATTTTTTAACTTTAGATAAGTCTCCATGAGATGGATGTTTTGTAAAATCCATATCAAAATCAACGTAATCTTTTCCGTATGTAGTAGCCATATCTTGCTCTTAATATTTAGTTAATTTTTATTAGTTAAATTATCTTAATAACATTGAAGCTAATTTCTCTCCAGTGCTTTTCTCTTTCCATTCATCTTTATCACTACCTTCTGCCGCTTGACCAAGTGCGGAAGATAGGTCAGCTGCGGCCTCTTCTGCAGTTTTATCAGAAGTGGTAGCTTCATCAGCATCATCGGTATTATTAAGAAGACCCAATACTAGTGCTAATAAATCTATTGGATTTTTACTTCCTCCTCCTGCTATTAGTTTTCCTCCCTCTACACCAACAAATAATATTCCTGAGGCATAATCTAATTCAGGAATTCCTGTAGCTTCACTAATTTCTTTTTTTATTCCTTCATTCCCATCAGGTTGATTTGGAATATAAAGTGCATATACTCCTTCTGATGGTAATGTTATTCTAAAAAATTCTAAAAATTTATCAATAAGTTCTACCAAATGATTTAGATATGCTTCAATTTCTGCGATCATATCAATCATCTCTTGAATAAAAGTACCCGAATTTGAAATATAACCCTTTATTTGTTTTACAAAATTCTCCAACTCTTGAAAAAATTCTCCCCAACCTGGAACTACATCATCAATTAACATTCCCCCAAAATCAGGAGGAACAGGATCAGGAAGTTCTTGTAATACTTCTCGTAAAACATATGCGACTTTTGGATATACTCTTTGATTTGTAGGAAGTTCTTTTGTTTCTTGACCTATAAAAACATAATTATTATAATAATCTATTCCTGTTTCAGCTGTAGTTGCTTCAGAATTTCCAACCTTTCCCCTTTCTTCCATAGATAAAATCATATCACCACCAATCCATTGTGCTTTATTAGAGGTGTTTATAGGTTTAACCATTATTTCTAAATCTTGATATCTTCCTATTGGATATTCTTCTGTTTCAGGATTTCCATCAATTTCTTCTATAACTTCAATTATAGTACCATCTGCTTTTTTTAATGGTTCACCCATATCATCAAGAATTGTTATTATTTTTTCTCCTTTTATTTCTGTTTTCGTCAGGGATGAAGTATTAACAGAAGTTATCTCTCCTCTACTCCCATATTTTTCTCCCCCTATAATATCTCCTGGTACAAATTGACCATATTTTAGATCATGTTCAACTATATTAAGTTTTACAGAGGGGGGATCAAGAATAGATGTAAGAGTATCTAATAAATTTTGACCTGTTATCCCAGGCGTAAGTTCAGGAATATCAGAAAACATTTTAGCAAATTCATTAAAGGTTGTAGTAAATTTATCAAAATTACTTGCACCAATAATAATTGCTATTGCGCCAACACCAGTCATACCTATAGTGTTTCCTTTAATATTAGGCTTACCTGGAGTTTCTCTAGAATTAATGGGTTTTCTTGAAGCTTCATAATCCTTTATCCGACCTGATTCAACATCTGGATGTGTTAATCCTTTATCAAATAATTCTAATCCAAAATCTAATTTAGGGTCCCATCCTTCGTATGGTTGTCCATCAACATCCCATACTGTTTTTCCCGCTGCCGGTAATTCAGATACTTTCCCCAATTTTCTATATCTTGGAACATCACCCTCATCATCAAATGCTTTTACAAATTCATTAACTACATCTTTTGTGGTAAATCTAGGATATTTACTTTCGCTATCAAGTGGATCAGGTATAGGATCAAACCAATTATATCCACCTGGAATTAATCTTCTTGGTTGAACGTACATTGGTCTTGCAGATTCAAGATCTAAGTCCGCCTGAGTAGGAACATCAACAGTCTCTTTCCAATTTCCATTAGAATCCTTTTTTTGCCATTTTCGTTTTCCACCTTCATCTCTTAATTGTTCAAAACCCAAATCAAAACTCGCCTTTGGTTTTACATTTCCTTTATAATATGGATCAATATACAAATAAAAATATCCTGCGTTTTTTAAATCATTAATTTGTTTTAGTACTTCATCAGCTAACGAATCTAGTGCAGTTAAAAGTGGATTAATATTTTGTAGTACAGCCAAGAGCTTTACCACTTCCATTCCATTTCTAGAAAGAGAAAGAGCAGATTTTACAGTTTCAGCAAGACCTGACGCAGCTTCTGCTAGTTTAGCAATATCCCCCGCCTTTGCAATTTGGTGAGGTTTCCATTCGGCTTTTGCTGTCAATAATGCTTGAAATTCAGCCATTTCTTTCTTGCTCCTTTTTCGCTTTCTTAGCCTGTCCAGCTAATACTCTTTCCCATCCCTCTCTTTTTATTTTGAGAACGTCTGTATACATTTCAGCGAGTTTTTTAGTATTCTCTAATAACTTCTTAATATCATCTCTTCTTAATTCTGCTTGTTTCCATCTATTTTCTTGTTCTGCCATCAGCTGTACTCCTTCGCTCTACCATTATAAATTTCATATTTGTTTCTAGCCTTTTTGACTAAATCTATCAAATTAGTTAAACCTTGAATATCTTGTATTAGTTGTACTCCTAGTTTAAGTGTATCACCTAATAGATAATTACAACTGTCATAGATTGATCTTCCATAAGGAACTTGCCCACCAGTAGTATTTGCTGTAGGAACTGCTGACACATAAACAGCAGGATATTGTTTAAAAGATGATGATGGTGTTCCTGCTCTAGTTGGTACTCCAATACGAGCATCTATTTCTGCTTCTCTCTTTCCACGATTAGTACCAAATGTTCCTACTTCAGTATGAAAAGCCGCCCATGTAGTATTTGCAAATGATACAACTTGTCCTTTGTTTGTATTGTTATTATCATCTCCTGTTCTTGCATTTCCACCTGCATTCCAAGCAGTACGAAAAGTATCTAATGCGGTTGATAATGTTCCCAAATCTCCTAAAGGTTCAGCTTGAATATAAGTGTCCCAATCTTCATCTGAAATTCCACTTCCTCCTGCCTGTGCTCCTGTAACAATAGGATCACGCCAGGGTGCAAGAGTTTGTAAATCATTTACAGTATCTTTTATAAACTGAACATCAGCATTCATTGTATTATCACCAGAACCTCCGGACTCATATAATTTTTTCTGTGCGTAATTATATCTACAAGGAAAAGCAGTAACATCTGTATCAAGAGTAATTGACCATGCAGTACCCGCTCCCCCTGGCTGTGATGTTGATTGTATATGTACAAAGTTTTTGTAAATATAATTTCCTGAAAGAGTATAGTAATTATTTCCGCTCCAAGCTGGGGGATTACCTGAACTTCCAGATAAAGAAGGATTAGTAGTATCATCATCTATCGGTACATCTCCTGTAAGTGAACTTTGAACGTTCATCGTAACTGATCCTATTGTAACCGTATTTGATTGTACTCTTGTTATAAGATCACTCAGTCCAGTTTTAGTCATAGTAAGAGGAGGCTCACCAACATTTGGCATAGGATGATTAGTACCTATTGTAGCTGTACCACAAGTATATGTGACATTAGTACAAGGAACTTCATAATAAAACTTCTCAGCTTGATCAACATAATACCTATTCTCTGGCATATTACCTGTATTATTTGCTCTCTCATAATCAAACCTAATATATCTTCCACAAGGAATATCTTCGTCACCTAACCCAGTAGGTTGTGTTCCTACAATTACTCCATTATCTACTTCATAAGTCTTAACTGTTCCTCCCATTGCTGGGAAAAAAGGATTTCGTTCCTTATAAGGATAAGTAGTTCCAGAAATTTCTTTTTGTAAAGAAACCCAATCACCTCTTGCCCCCTTAGTTATATCATTCGTTGCATTTGAACTACCATTATCAGGATCAAAAAATCCAAGAAGACTTATAAATTGTGAAGTATTAGCATTTAATAAATCATCTGGGGCGGCATCTGTTCCACTATAATCTCCTGCATCATCACCTACTGGTTTCCAATCTGGATTAGTTACTAAACCTTCTCCCACTACTTCTACTTGACAGAATATATCATCTTTTTGATATCCAAATGGAACACTATTTACTGTAAGGGTAATCGTTCCATCAGCCGTTGCAATTCCTGTATTACTAAGTCTAAGTTTACTATCTGTTGTTTGTACTGCCGCGATAGATACATTATCATCTGGGATCCCTGTCCCACTAATGACATCTCCATATTTAACTTTAGTAAGATCTTCTACTGATACTCCTGTTACTTCTAAACTACCCGTTGTAGTTGTACCCGTGATAGTGAATGTGTTTACATAGTCCGCATGCCTTTTCAAATAAAACTTATTATTAAAAGAAGGACCTACTGGAGTATATTGAGTATTACTTCCTTGAGTTAAATGATCATTTAATGTTATAGTAACTAATTCATTGTAGGCACCTGAACTTTGTGTAGATACACCCGCAATATTTGCCTTTGCATAATCTGCATTCCATGTTCCTGCTTCTGTTAAAACAGAACCACCCCAAGCAACAGCATTACCAAAAGGTGTATCATCATTTGGTGAAGAATACGGAGCCATATTATCATTAATATCTACTAACTCTCCATCTACTCTAGATCTAACTAAATAATAATCTTTAACATAAGTACTGAATGTATTACTACTTTGTGTTTGAGTTGTACCTTCTAAACTACTTAAATTAATAGTATATGTTTCTGCAAGATCTGTAGCTTTAATTCCAAAATAAGAAGTATTAGGTTCACTAAGACCTAATGCCCCATTTACTGTTTCATAGGAAGGTAAATCAAATTTTCTAAATGTACTTTTTATAGTTCTTGCACCATATAATACCAATCTTTCTTCTGCTAAATGTTCACATACTTGAGCAAGCGAATACGATGCACCTATGATAGATGCTTCCATTAATAAATCATTATCATTTTCTAACTTAATATTATTACCTGTAGCCTGATCTTCTAATCTAACATAAAGTCTATAATTCGTAGCAGTGAACTTTTCACATAGTGCATTTAATCTACTCTCAGAAAATTCTCTTATTAATGCAACAGAATTAAGAATCCCATTTCTCGCAGACAAATGCGTTGCAGGAGAATCTACTAACTCCTTTTTCACTTCAGCTATTTTCTTATCAATTGCTCCTGCCATTGTATTCCTATGATAAAGGTCCTGAAAATGGAACAGGTGGTGCTCCTGGAATTAATCCACTTACTACCCATGTTTTTGCCCACTTATCTAAAATGTTTGCTAACTCCTTCGAAAAATTTACACCTGAAGGAGACTGTCCAGAATATAATTGTATTAATTCTGGTGTATGTGATGGTGACACAGCCGGTGGCCCTATCTGATTTGCAGATAAAAATGTCAATGCCATAGTTGTTAATGCTGATGCTATTTGTGTAGCAACTGCTGCACCTGATGGTAATTGTTGTGCATAAACTCCACCTATTGTCATCCCTGTTGGTGCATCTACCACATTTGATGCTGGAAATCCACCCGCATTCTGACCCATCATTAAATAATTTTTAAATGCTTTTGCTATATCTTTTCCTGGCTTCATTGGATCAGGACTATGACCCCCATACGTTGCCATTAACTCACTAAACAATGTTGCTTTAACTAATGCCATATTATTCAAAACTCCCACTAACCTTTAGAGATTTCAATAAGGCCAACTTAGCAGTAGCTGGTGGCATTGGTGGACCTGATGGGCCTGTTCCTGTTGGATGTGTATGTTCTGTCATTATATCTATTAGTTCATCTAATATCTCTTTCAATGTTGAAATCAATCCTGCAACTTTTATTTTACCTGAAGAAGCTATTGTTACTTCACCTAATAATCCTTGTAAGGAAGCTGCTCCCGAACTATCTAATTTCATCGTGGCCAACAGACTAGCCATTTGTGCATATCCCGCTAAAGAATCAAATGATACATTACCTAATAATGCTGATCCTGTAATACCACTCGCCCCTAAATTGGAATTTAACTCTATATCGCCTGGGGGTTTTATTGCTATAGCTCCTCCCAAACCTGCAAGACCTAAATTAAGTTCAATTCCACCTGAAACTAAATTATCTGTACATTCTATTCCAATCTTACCTAAAGTAGCAGTAGTCTTTTTTGCATAATCTAAAGTTAATGATGGTAACACTCCAAATATAGATTCATTTACTGAATCAGTAATATTAAGTGATAATCCCCCACCACTTTGTATACCAAGACTACCTTGAGAATTTAAACTATATGATCCGGCCTCTATTTTATATTTACCACCTACTTTTTTTCTTTCATCTCCTGTTGTTATATCAGAACCAGAAGAAGATTTCTTTTCTATTATTACTCTGTTCGCACTTAATATAAGTTCATCTGAGGCTTTTAAATTTATCTTTGAAGCTGATAAATTAATTGCTCCTTGTGTATTATTAACGGCAAATCTTCCTTTACCCACTGCAACAGAATAATCACCATCAACTCTATCTACTCTATTACCAAGAACAAGATTTTCTTGTGAACCATCAATTGTTGTATAATCACTTGCTTCAATATGTGTATATCTTGCACCTAAAATAATATTATAATAATTGTTTACTATCTTATCAACTTTAACTCCAACAGGATGTATTTCTGTAAATGTGCCTGTTCGATGATACCAATGTAATCTTTCATTATTTGGAGTATCATCCATTTCAATAATATGTCCACTTTCTGTTTGATGAACATGATTATATGGATAAACCGCTTTATATGGAATTGCTGGCTCATCCCAAGCTTTACCATCTGCTGTAGGAATATCGACTTGACCTATGAATCTATTCTGTTCTTTTTCAAAGACAATTCCTGATGTTAAAGGATTTCCTGTATCGGTATTTCCATGCATACCTCTAGCTAATCTATTTGTAGTGGGTTCTTTTAAATAGTTTGTAACCCTTGTAGAAGAAAGTTGTGTATTTGCTAAACCAGTATTAGGATATGTTGAACGTATTGGTTGTTCTATAACTTTAACAGTATATGGTGCATTTGGAGTTGCTATTCCAGTTTTACTTATTAAACTTCTTACTGCCGTATGTTTGAAAGTAACACCTGAAGAAATTTCAACTGTTTTTGGATCTTCTGAGGGATTAGGATTAGCATTATGTATAATAGTAGCGGGTTCTCTTGGAACTAATTTTGCACTTTCTTTAAACATTAAATCTCTAGGTCCCATCTCATCTTCATAAGCAGCATGGCCTGCTACATCTCCACCTGCTAATCTTGGATCAAGAAACCCCTTTCCGCCGGTTGTAGTTCCATCATTATTAATACCTTTTGCATCTAATTCTGGTATACCACCAATAGTTCCAAAAAACATTGGCTCCTGTCCTGCCTCACCATCACGATAAAATCCAACAACCCAAGTTCCTTCAACTGGGCCTAATGGAGATGTACCTACTCCTGTTTGGCTAGCAGAAGTAATTGGTGCAACAGGATACGCCCACGGCAAACCAATAGTTGGTTGATCAGCTTTATTATCTGAATGCCATCCTAATATTCTAATTCTACATCGTCCAAGATAAAGCGGATCATGGCGATCTTCGACAACTCCTTGCCACCAAACAAATCCCTCTTTTCCCATAAAGTATGACATATATTATATCCTATCTTCCAGATTGACCCTTCATTCGTCCTGATTCAGCTAATGCTTCAGGAGAATCTTTCCCCACCATTGTACCGTGTCCCGGACTCTCGGTTGACCTATCTTTACCAACTGATTTATTCAATGAATCTTTTATTGCTTCAAATTCTATATCATATTTTTCTCTAGTGAAATGATGTCGTAACTTAGTAATTAAATAATATCCACTTAAATATGTGTGCTGTGAAGATTGTGTAATTCCATCTCTATCTTCAACATATTGTGTAGGCAATTTAAATTCAATTAAATCTCCTACCATTCTAGTAGAAAGTCCAGGCGCCCTAATATTCAATTTAATATTATTCATCTGTTGACTTTGTACCATACGTGATTGCATCCATTGTTCTACTCTATTTGGTTGAATATTATTCCTTGCATCATCTTTTGGTTCACCATGAACTCCTGCTGTTCCTATTGCCTCTTTAAATATATTATCATGATTAAAATTAGTAGGATAAAATGCTATCTTTGATTCGGGTGAACCTAGTGCATCTTGTTTTTCTGTGGCCAATTTTCCTTCTCCTACATGAGTAAAACCATCCGAAATGTTTTTAGCATCATGTGCTTGTCGTTGATACTCCTTTACTTCTTCGGCACCACCATCTACTGTTCTTATTTTTTGTTTTAATGCCGATTTATCTACCAAATTAAAATCTAATGTATCATATTTCATTCTAATTAAATCATGTGTAAGTAATCTATTTGCATACATACCATTTTGTAGATTTTTCAAAAC